AATCAATACGGGAAAGCCGTGCTCTCCTGAAACACGTAAGAAAATAAGAGAACATCACAAGATATTTTTCAATCAGGAATCCGTTCGCAGAGAAATATCAGAACGTCAGCGCGGTGAAAAAGGCCCTGGGTGGAAGGACGGAAGAACCCCAATCAACAAAAGATTGAGAACTTCTATCGAGTATAAGTTGTGGCGAGAGGCAGTGTTTGCCCGAGATAACTGGACATGTCAGGAATGTGGGAAAAGAGGGTCCACAATCCTTCATCCTCATCACATAAAGCCTTTTGCCGATTTTCCCGAATTAAGGTTTTCAATTGACAATGGTCTTACGTTATGTTTACTTTGTCATCGGGAAGTACACAGAAGTATGAAGTTAGGAGATAAGAAGTATGCCTGAAGTGGCAGAGACTCACACCGAACCAGTTAAGGAATCTTTGGGATGGCGTGCGGGTTTGCCGAGCGATCTTCAACAGAACGAAACCTTCAAATCTTTCAAGACAGTAGGAGAACTTGGTAAAAGCTATCTTGAAACGACCGCGAAGTATTCCGAACTAGAGAGAAAGCTTGGCGACTATGTACCCAAACTTCCAGATAACCCTACCGATGAGGACAAGAATCTGTATTTCAATGCTTTAGGAAGGCCCGAAACAGCCACGGACTACGAGTTTGAAGGAGAGGACAAAAACGCCCCCGAGTGGACGAATCACTGGAAGCAGCAATTTCATTCTCTGGGTCTTACCAAGGCGCAAGCCAAGACCCTGAGCGCCTCCTGGAACAAACAGATGCAAGCAATGGTGGAGGCGCACAACACCGCCATCAAGAATGAAATGGCCGCTGCGGAAGGAAAACTCAGAAGCGAGATGGGCGATAAGTACGATACCAACGTGGAACTGGCCAAGCGGTTGTGGACCAAGTACGGAGAAGGCGAATTCGACAAGGCGTTCGAGAATGGGAACTCGGCTTACCGGGCGACCACCATTCGGATGCTCTTGAAATTTGCCGCCCTGACGGGTGAAGACCGTTCACCGCAGGGAGGGACAACTCTGCCGGGCGGGAAGAAAGTCACCTTCATCGCCTATGACAAGAGTCCAGAACCTCCGAAGAAAGGTTGACCCGTAAAGGAGATTGGCTATGACAGATGTTCTACAATTGCCGTATTCCACGCTTCTCGACATCGTGCAGAACTATACCTCCGCCGACGCGGCGGCACGGTTTGTTTTGCCCAAGAGAATTCTCGATCGCATGACCCCGCTGGTCAAAATGCTGCCGATGAAACCCAGCAACAACATTCTCTCGAACATCGCCGTGCGCACCGATTCCTTGCCGGTTGCGAGCACGCGTACCTTTAATCAGGGCATCCAGCCCACGGCAGCGAAGAACGCTCCCATCAGCGATCCCATCGCCTTGTTCGAGGACTACTCGGAAGTGGACAAGGACTTGTGGGAGCTACAGAACGACCCGAATGCGTGGCGTGCCGACCAGGACATGAACCACGTCGAGGGTCTGTTCCAGTTGATGGAATCGACGCTGATTTACGGCTCTCTTTCGCAGAATGCCGGGGCCTTCAATGGGCTGGCCACGCGCTTCAACAACAAGGAATCGTATCCCAACGGCGACCAGTCCTGGGTTCCGAACGTGTGGGATGGCGGAGGGTCTTCCGTAACCAACGTGACCAGCGCATGGATGATTGAGTTCGGCGATGACAGCGTTTATGGCATCTATCCGCCCAACACGCCTGCGGGCCTGAGCATCCGGGATTTGGGGGAAGTCACCAAGGAACTGGCCACCGGCACCGCTTCCACTGGACTGAATTACCTGTATCAAGTCCTGCGCACCCTGTTACGCTGGTACATGGGCATTCAGATTGCCGATGAGCGTTGCGTACAGCGCATCGCCAACATCAATCCCACCGCTCTTTCCAGTCCCGGAACCTTCGATGAGAACATTTTTATCCAGGCCAAGAACTGGCTGCCACGCGCCGGGGAAGCTCCAGGAACTGTGATTCTGGTCAACCGCAACCTGAAGACACAGATTGACATTCGTGCGGTCAGCCAGAAAATCAACACCTATTTCACACCGCCCAGCGACAACAGCATGGACGTGTTCGGGAAGGCCGTTACGAAATTCCAGAACATCCCGATTTATGTTGCGGAAAAAATCCTCTCAACCGAAACGGCCATCACCTAAAGGAGATATGAGATGCCAGTAACCGACGCACTTCTATTGCTTCACGGAACGCTTGCTACTCCGGGCACTCTCTTTGGCACGGATACGAACCAACATGCTACCGCTTACGTGCTCAATTTCGGGGCAGCGGCTTCAGGAGCTTCGTATCCGTATCTGCCGGAATTTCCATCCATTGCCGAGAAGGGTTATTCCTTCCCGCCCGAAATCGTGGGCGACGGCGGAGTGGAAATGGGAGTTCACCTCGTTATCTCCACTGCCGTCATCGGAACTTCAGGAGGAATGACGGCGGGCACCCTCTTCGTGGGAACCGGAAGCACGGACAGCGTTTCCACTACCATCGCCCAGCGAACCTTGACGATTACGCAGCTTGGCGTGGCCGGGGCGCATTACTTCATCCCGGTTCCTGTGGCTTCCATCGTGCAATACCTGGGATGTTTCCAACAGGCCACCACGCACGCGGCGGACTCTGGAACCGGCATCATCTGGTTCGGTCCCAAGACCGGAGGCGAACAGTAAAATGTCAGTAACAGCCGGGTACAAGGTTGACCAGCGATTTACGTTCTTCGCGGTGTCCACGGACACGCTCCCTACCATGTGGAGCGGTCAACCTATGCCCATCGGCTCCGAGGTCTATCTTACAGATGTGAACCAGAGACTCGCCTGGACAGGTTCGGCATGGGTCAACCTGGAGGACGTGGTAGAGGAGAGTCCGGTTTACAACCCTCCTCTGACCACGATAAACGACACCGAGACCCAGGTACTATCGCTGCTCGGGCAAATTCTGGCGCAACTCCAGCTTTTGAATGCATCGGTAGGAAATAATCCTAGCGATGCTCCACTTGATTTGAACACAAGCAATTCAACTTTGACACAAACACAATAAGGAGAAGCACATGGGCGTCATTATCTCAGGGAACCAAAACCAGACTGGAAAGCAGGTAGGGCAGAATATCCCCGCAAGCGTAGGGGAATTCGGCGATCCGCTGGTATCGGAACTTCAGCCTCGGTACTATGAGCAGGCGTACCGTGGCCAATCCTTTATTTTGAGCGTTGCCGCTGCTGCGGGCACTGCCTACACGGGAACCAGTGGAGGCACGCCTCTGCTCGCTATCTGGAATCCTCCGGGTAGCGGCAAGAACCTCGTCCTCTTACGCGCAACGACCAACGTCGTGGTTGGCGGCTCTGCGGCTGGCTTTACGCAGTTCCGTCTGTACGGCGGCCCAACTGTGACTATCACTCAGGCAACCGTGACCACTCCCATCAGTACGCTATCGTTGAGTGCCTCCGGTTCGGTGGCGAAGGGTTATTCAAACGTGGCGACGACTAGCTCGACGGCTCTGAGTTTCCTCGAATCCATCGGCGCGCACGCTTGGTACTCTGGTGTCGGCGTGGTTCTCTCGCCTCCGATTACCTGGGACTTTGCCGGTGGCTACATCGTGGTTCCCGGAAACATGCTGGCTCTGGGAGCAGTGACCATTCCAACCTCGATGACGAACGACGCCACGCTGGTCTGGGCGGAAGTTGCCATCTAAGGGGGCTAAATGGCGCTATCTCCGGCTAGTCAGCAACAGAACTGCTTCCCTGTTGTGATGGGTGCGGTTCAGAAGACCGCCTTCACCTTTGCGGCGATTTCCTCGACCCCGGTGGTGGTCAACGCCCCACCGGGGATTTACCGATTCTTTGTGTATGCGGTTATCACCACTGCGCAATCGTCGGATACATTGACGGTGAATGCCATCTGGACGGATGACTTCCAGGCCAACACGGTGGCAATCCTCAGCGCCGTTTCCACAACTTCGCAGGGGTATTTTCAAGGGCAATCGGTCATAGAGAATACCGCGACGGCCAACATCAACTATTCCGTCTCAACGACGGCGACGACGGCGGTGGGAAATATCTACATCGTCGTGGAGCGTGTGTTCTAATGCTGGTCAAGGCCAAATGTCTGACACCTGCCTGGGACAATCCCATTCTTTACAAGCCTGGGCAGGGTCCGTTTGGCGGCCTCTACGAGATTGACTCGGAAGGCAAACTGGCCAAGATGCAAATACGTCCCGGCGTATTCGTTTTCGAGTTCGACCGGGAAGCCGCAAAGTCTTCCTCTGCCCCCAATGAATCATCTGCCCTCTCTGCCCCATCGGCCTCAACTGCCGGAGAGGGGGTGAGTTCTTCGGCAGTTGAGGTCCAGCCGGAACCCGAGAAGGTGGACCTGAGAGGGAAAGGCGAACGTATCTGTAAGGGATGTGGGCAGCCCTTCCCGCATGTCAATGCTCTGGTGCAGCATAAGAAGACTTGTCCTGGAAAAGCACCTGCGGTCCAAGAAGTTACGCAAGGGGCTGAGGCCACTGTCTAAAGCGGTGGCGAGGAGTCACCTGCTTTGGAATACAGTCAGGCTCAAATCAGCAATCTGGCTCTTGGGCGCATCGGCGCTCGCGGGCAAATCACCGACATCAACGATGGCACTGCCAACGCGGTCAAGGTTCTGGCCGTGTGGGATGCTGTGTTCCAGGAGGTCTTGAGCGATCGAGATTGGAAATTCGCTAAGACCCGCACGCAACTCCAGCTTGCCAACATAGTTCCCCTGTATACCTTTCAGTATGCCTGGAAACTTCCCGCTGACTTTCTGCGTTTTGTGCGGCCACAGAAACTTCCTCCCGACCGTCGTAGCTGGTACTGGGGATGGGGGCCGGAAGGCACGGGCTGGTATCATCGTGATGACCCACCGTTCTGGCCTCACGGATGGCCCTACAAAATCGAGACTCTTACCGCTGGCTGGCAATCACCCATCACCAATCCTCCGGTTGCGTTTACGGGTCCATTTCCCGCCGGACGCTATGCCCTGACCAACTATGGCGGCTGGCAATTCCCGGCCATGATTACCTACATCCAACTCATCACCGACTACACGCAACTCATGCCGGGATTCGTCAACTGCCTGGCCAACCGTCTTGCTATGGAATTGTCCATCGGCATTACGGAAGACAAGAACAAGTTTCAGTTGATGCAGGAAATGTACAAGGACAGTTTGAACAGCAGCGAATCACAAAATGAATGTCTTGATTTTTCGCATGACGAAAGCGGAAGCACCCTTTGGCAAGATGCAGGCCGATGGATAAGATGGTGAGACATGCCACCTAAGATATATGCAAGAGTAAACAACTTCAACGGTGGTGAAATTTCTGAACTGTTAACAAACAGAGAGGATTTGTCCAAATATTCTTCCGCCTGCAAGATACTTGAGAATGCTTTGCCTTTGGTGGAGGGCGGGGCGAAGAAGATGCCGGGAACGTATTTCGGAGGAGCCACCGCCTTGGGCGGTTCGATGTTCACCGGGTCGATGTTCGGAACGACTCTTACCGTAACGTCGGTCAACTACGGAGTTCTGCAAGTAGGTCAGACCATTGTTGGACTTGGCGTACTGGCGGGAACGACGATTACGGCGTTTGGCACGGGCACGGGAGGTACAGGAGCCTACACAATCAGTGTATCCCAAACGGTTGCGAGCGAGATGATGCAGACGGCCAGCAGCGGGCAGAGCCGCTTGGTTTCGTTTCAATTCTCGACCACACAAGGAGCGATTCTGGAGTTTTCCGAAAGATTGGTGCGAATTTGGGAAGTGACGAATGAAGGGAATTGGCCGCTGGGTTTGGCGGTGACTTCTCCTCCTGCCACCAACAACTATGACCCAGGAACATCCTATGCGGTAGGGACCGAGGTTCAATTGGGGCAGTTTTGGGCTATAGCAGCTCGCGGAATATCTGGCGCATTCTTTATCGCGGCTCCCCATGGAGTTTCCATCTACAGCCAGTTTCAAATCACTCTCTCGGTAAATTCCAGAGATGCGCTAAGTGTCACAATAACGGGAAGTAGCCCTTATCAGGGAATCAACATCGCGCTGGCAAATGTCACGGCTTCCAAGAACGCGGCCAATTTGATTCAGGCTGCTATCCGCGCTCTAGGGTCGTTGAATTCCGGCACACCCGAATCCGTTGATTTGAGCAGTTGGACAGTCACACCAGATTCCTATTATTATGCGAATCCCTGGATTACGGTACCCGCGCTTCCCTACTTTTGGTCGAACCCAGGAAACTGGATTGCTGTTTGTTCTGCCGCCAATCAGAACGACGAATTTCCTGCAACCGTAGGCATACAGGTGTTTTTTTCTTCTCACTTTACATACTACGGAGCAATTTTTTCGTGGAATTTCACTTATTGGCAGGCTGGAAGCATTTCTACGGAACCACCGATTGTTTTGATTACTCCCTATGCCGAAGCGGACTTGTTTGACCTCGATGTGTCCACGCAAAGCGCCGATGTGCTGTATATCGTGCATCCGAGTTATCCGCCTGCCTCGATCAACCGCATGTCGGCCACGAATTGGACTTACACGTTGCTGTCGCTATACGGCACGGAAGATGTCGTAAAGACCGGATTCAGTGCTCTTGGGCAACCTATTTCCAATATCACCCAAGCCAACCCGGCAGTGGTTACGGTTGCGAGCAATGGCGCTGCTCCCTTCAGCAACGGCCAGAGAATTTACATAAACCTGTGCTCGGGCATGGTAGAGCTTAATGAAGGTCAATTCCTTGTCGCCAATATGGGCGGCAGTAGTGGCGCATACACGTTTAATCTCTTGCCGCTTGGTTCAAGTGTGAGCGGCCCGGTCTCAGGCTTATCAGGAGCTTCAGGAGGCGGTTTTACCTCCAACCCATCGGGTTCCTATGCGACAACTGGAGGCACGGGTAATGGCCTGTACGTGGAGGTAGCATCTCAAAATGTTTACGATGGCATCTGGGTGATAACCTCGGTTTCTGTTGGCACTCCCGGAACGGGATACCAAGTCGGGGATGTTGTTAGATTTGTTGTTCTCGGTCAAACGCTTTATGCCACGGTAGATTCCGTTAGCCTTAGCGGGGAGATAAATTCAACCGGGTTTCTCGAATATGAAGGCGGCGGTTTCGCCGTAGCCGTCAACCCTCTTTTTAACACTGCGGGAAACTATCCCGCTTGCACAACTCTCTATGAAGAGCGTTTCTGTCTGGCGGGTGCGGACAATACTCCTACGCAGATGAACGGCAGCGTTCAGGATGACTACCCCGATTTCATTTGCGACCCGAACGAAGATGATTATGCCGTCCAGTTCACCTTGGTCTCCAACAAGCTCGACCAAATCCTCAACATGATTGGAACTCCAAACGCTCTGCTTCTGGGAAGTTCCGGGGGCGTATGGGTTATGGCGGGAATCAACGGGGCGGCGTTAAGCCAGTCAAGTGTGACCGCTGCAAAGCAAACCACCTGGGGCGTGAGCAATTTGGAACCGCAAATGATAGGTGATTACGCTCTTTTCGTCAGCCGTTCCGCCCGCATCGTGATGATGCTGGTTTACAACTTTACTACCAATCAATGGGACAATTTCGATTTGACGCGCCTGAATCGCAACATCACTTTAGGGGCTTCCGCCGCAGAGTCCGGAATCATGCAGACCGGCGTGCAGACCGAGCCTTATCCCATTTATTGGGCTGTCCGGGCGGACGGCCAACTCATCGGCCTAGTATTCAACCAGCAGGATCAGGTGTTTGCGTGGTTCCGCGTGAACATGCTACCCGAGGGAGGGGCAATCGAATCGGCGGCGGTCATCACTGGGCAGAACCAGGAGGACCAGCTTGCCGTGGTGGTGAACCGCACCATCAACGGAGTGACGCAAAGGTATTTCGAGTATTTCATGCCGCAAGAACTGTTCGGGGATTTATCCAATGCTTTCTTTGTTCATTGCGGCCAGCAATGGCAAGGGGTTGAGCCTTCAAGTATCACTGATATTTCCATTGGTACGTCGTGTACAGTCACCGCTCCCGGACATGGCCTAAGCAATGGGATGAGCGTGCAAATCTCCGGCGTTCAAGGCATGACACAGGTGAACCAAGACAAGACCGAAGCATATACGATTACCGGAGTAACCACGAACACATTTGTCCTGTCTGGAATTGATTCGTATTCTTGGGGAATCTACACGGGTGGCGGAACGGTCATGCAGGTTACGAATCAGGTGACAGGCATGAGCTACCTACTCGGCCAAAGTGTCGTGGCTGTGGGTGACGGAGCGCAGATTTTGGAGCCTACAGTAGTGGCTGCGGACACGGTGACGTTCCCTTTCTACTGCAACCTCATCACGATAGGGCTGCCCTACCAGACAACGATTCAGCCCACCAATCCGGTAATCAGCACTACCGCCGCCACCACACGCGGGATGAAACAGAAACTCAATCGCGTAACACTCTCGCTCTATCAGGCTATGGGAGGGCAGTACGGCATCGACCTCGACCACATGCACGACATCACTTATGGTCCCGGAACGCAAGGACAAACGCCGGGAATGTCCACGGTGGAAATGACCGAAGACATGGATGCGGATTGGATGGATAGCTCCACTTTCTATGTCACGCAGGACGACCCGTTTCCTTTTACGTTGCGAGCATTAGTGATGAGGCTTTCTTACAATGCAGACTGAATTAGTTACGCTCGAAATTGGGCACCTCAAGAAATTGATGGTGCTCCCACCTGATAGTCCCATCACGCCGGAGTCCTACTTTTCCGAGGGCAGCGCAGCTTACTGTTTGCTGGCGGACGGCAATCCGGTATTCGCCGGAGGCATCGTGAACCTGCAATGGAACCGGGGAGAAGCCTGGATTACTCCGAATGATTTCTTTCACCGGAACGTGAAAACCTGCTTCCGCATCCTCAAGAAGATGCTCCCCGAAATCGCCGCGAGCAAGAAATTCCGAAGAATACAGGCAGTGTGCTCCGCCAACGTGCCAGAGACTCTTTTCCTGCACTTAGGTTTCGAGTACGAAGCTACGTTGAAGGCTTTCGGGCCATTTGGGGAGCGGTGTAAGATGTTCTCAAGAATTTTCGGAGATGCAGGATGACGCCGCAACAGGGAGCAACGGGTTTCATGGGCATAGGGATGCTCTCCTCGTTGTTTGGCGGGATTAGCCAATACAAAGAGGGCCAAGCGGAAAAATCGGCTTACGATTATAACGCTGACATCACTCTCCAGAACATGCGGGCGCAAATGGTCGCCAGCCAGGAGAAGTATTCCCAACTCGTTGGGCGGCAGGCGTCCAGTTACGCCCGTGCGGGAGTGGACATTGCTTCCGGTTCTCCGCTCTTGATGATGGCCGCGACTGCTGGGCGTGGAGGGCAAGAAGCCGAACAAATCGAGCAGGCGGGAACCGAAGAAGCGGCCTTGCAGCAATACTACGGACGCATAGCGGCATGGAAGGGAACCTTGTCGAGTGTGGGAGATTTTCTTGGCGGGATGACCGGAAGCCTGTCGAACTATTACAAGATGTTCCCGCCGACACCCGGAGCTACACCCTCAGCATCTCCAGAAGGCGTGATGGGTTAAACGATGGGCGGCATTCCTCCACTTCCGATTGCGCAGCCCGTACCGAAGCCCTTGATTTCTCCAGGGGAGATGCGGAACGCGGGGCTTGGTGCGGCTGTCGAGCTAAATGAACAAGCCGAGCGAATGACTTCCGTGGGGATGGAACTGGAAGAGAGGATTATCCAGGCCAAGCGCCAGCTTGAAGTGAAGCAGGGCGAGATTGCCTTCGATAAGTACCAGGAGCAGACGGAAACGGAACTCGGTAAAACCGTCAGTACAGATGACGTGGACGCGCTCTATGAACATTACCAGAACAGCGCTCCCGATGTGATGACACCGTACTCGAAAGATCCGAGAGTGGCGCAGGCGCTTAATCTCTACGCGCAGAGCCGCTCGGTGGACATGCAAAGGACCGTCAATGCCAGAAAATCCAAGATCATCACCGACCAGGACTTGGCCGCGAACGAACTCAAGGGAGATAAATCCACACAGGATTGGAAGAACGCTTTCCTTTCTGGGGGCGATGTATCGCTGGCTGAGGGAGAAGAGAGGCTGACGCTGCAATCGTCGGTTCTTCATGGGACCATGACGCAAGAACGTGCCGACGCGAAATTCCAGGAATGGCTGCTTAAAACCAAGAAATCGGCTATTGCAGGAATGATGTATAGTCCCGATCCAATCCAGCGTCGGAAATTCATAGACCAACTGAAAAGCGGAAACGTTCCCAAGGAGTTGGCTGGACTGGATAAAGGATTTCTGAATCAGGCACTTGCGAGTGCGGAAGAAGTGGACAAGGAGCTTACTGCGAAAGCTGAAACGCAAAATCTGAATGCTTCGCTCGATAGGATGTACAACGCTTTTAACGCAGTTGACAGTGTGTATAAAGATGATCCCAATGCGCAATCTGCGGCGCTCAAAAATCCAGAATTTCTGAAAAGCATAGGCGCACTGACTACCGACCCTGTCACGGGTAAGCAAATTCCGAACTGGAGAATGGCGAAAGAGTTAGACCAATATGTGACTGCCGATGCCGCCACCCAACAGAAAGCATACGAAACAGCCGCCGACAAGGAAATCAACGCCATATCCGATGACGTTGTAAATCACAAATACGGCGAAGCTCGCGTTCGTTTGACAAACAATTTGCCGACCATCGAGAAGCCGGAAAAATATAAGGGGCTGGGCGCTCGCTTGAGCGAAATGATTCAAGGAGCCGCCAATCGTGTTGATGAGGATATACCTCCGCATGTCGATCTTGCCGAGCGTAGCCGACTGCAAAATGAAATACTTTCCGGCGAGCATGACGACAGCGATCTTCGAGCAGACATTATAGGAAGCCGCCAGATCAAGGAGGCGTCCGGCAAGGAGCTGCTCAATCTTATTCCTGCGGTGAGGAACAAGATCATCAGCGAAGGCTTGAAATCCAGTAACAATTATCTGCGGTCTGTTCTTGCTCCCAGCAAAGGGGCGATCTTTCAAGCGTTGCTGGAAGGAGGCACCGTAGATGCCGCGACACTGAAAAACATGAATCCAGTGGAACAGCTTGAATTTGGACGATTGACTGAAGCGGAGGAAGAACTGACATCGTGGACGATTAAGGAAAACCAATTAGCGGCGTCAGGCAAGCGTTCTTCTCTCACCCATGAGGAAATTTTCAAGCAGGCCCAGGAGATAGCCAAACATTACATGCCCACGATGGAGCAGAAACTTGACGCCATACACCAGTCTACGAAATCCGGTGACAAAGAACCAAAGTCATACAAACTAGGCGACCTCTACGAAGGAAAGAAAATTATCGGCATCAATCCCAAGACGCGCAAATTGAACGTCGAAGGAGTTGGCGTGGTCGCCTACTAACATGGGATGGATAAGACCAACATTGGGGGAAACTGAGGAAACGGCGTGGCAAGGCGTGGCACCCCAGGAACCGAAAGAAACAGGATGGGAAGGTGTTGCGCCAACCTCTTCGCCTTTTCCGATGGATGACCAAATCAAGCACTTGCCGCCAGAAAAATTGAAATTGTTGATGGATGCACAACGCATGCAATTCTCATTCGTGGAACTGTCGCCTTTTCCCTTGGATGAGTGGCACGAGGACCAAATCAAGCACTTGCCGCCAGAAAAACAGGCTGAACAACGCAGCCATTTCTCATCCGTGATGTACGAACTGGCAAGACCTTGGATGGATTTGGGCTACAGTGCGGCCTCGGGACTCAATCGAGGATTAGCGAGCCTTGCCACTGAAATGGACCAAGTTGTAATGGGTGGTGAACGATATCTTACGGGTAAGACGACGCCGTATCGCTGGTATGACATAGATTGGAAGAAATCAGCACAAGCATACGAAGAGAATGCTGATTGGTGGAAAAACCAATTACCGAAAGAGGGCGTGAGAGCTTTTGACAAAGTTTATCGGTTCACGGGCGAAGCGGCGGGAGGAGTCCTCCCCAGCATGTCTCAATTCCTGATGGATTGGGGTTCGGGGCTTACTATTCCCTATATGGCAGGTACGGAAGAATCCAGGACGCACGGTACCGACCCAGTTATCGGCGGAGTCGTGAAGGCTATTGAGGTCGGACTTTTGGGAACAATGTTCCGAATGGTTGCGCCTTTGAAGAGTTGGCTACAGGCATCAATTCTGGGAACTTATTTCGGAACAGAGAATGCTCTTTTGGCTCCTCCAGGAGAACGCGGTGAGGCTTTCGCTAAAGGCGTTGCCACTGGCGGAATCTTGGGACTCACCTCTCCATCGGGAAGATGGGGATTACGGGACATTTATCCCGAGATAGCGGGAGCGGCCCCGAAGCCAGCTCCAACCCCCCCGGAAATTACGGGGTTGCGTCCAGCAATCCAGCAGAAAGATGGCTCTGTCGTACAAGGTGTGGATGGGGGAACCCACACGGATATTGTCGAGGGCATGGGAGAACAAGCGGTCAGCCTGGAGGAGTTAAATAGAAATCCTAAGTTGGCAGACCATGTATTGGAGAAGCCAGAACTTTACATGCCCGCGGTGATTGACCGCGCAGCGAAACTCAAGGGAGAAGGAGAACCTACGCCTGATGAGGAAGGCGCTCCTGCGGAACCTCCTGAATCCGGTAGGGGTTTCCTAACTCCCGATGGCAAGTTCCTTGACCGGGAACAAGCGAAAGACTGGGTAAAGGAGAACGAACCCGAAATCTACGGGAAGTGGGCTGGAGTTACAGGTGATGAGGGAGCGGAATTCCATAGCGAGGATTATAACCAAGCCCGCGAGCAGGTTGGCCAAGCCGACCCGGACTTGTCTGAACTTACCAAAAACCTTCGCGGTCTATCCCCGGACTCGCCCTTGGAAGAGCGGGTAAGTCTTGCCGACAGGATAAGAAAGACCTATACGGGAGTCCAAGAAGGGATTCGCAATTCCCTTTCTGAAATTAAATCTACGTCTGCCGCCTTGTGGGATTGGTACAAACACCCCGAAAGACTCTCGGATATTAGAGCCATGATTGATCGTTACAAGGGAGCCAAGGAAATTTCGGCAATGCGCGGCGGAAGGTTCGCCCGAGCCATACAGGAAACTTACTCCGACCGAACGCAGCGGGCCATGAGTGCCTACGTTCAAGCTGACGGGGACGAAGCTACTTTGCGGAAATGGTCGGAGAATACCAGTGATTCATCCCTGAAACAAAAGTACGACGATGCCCTTAAATTGACCAAGGAGCAAAAAGGTTTCGTCCAAGATTACCGAAGGCACATGGATGCGATGCTAGACCGAGCTATCGAGTCCGGTACATTGGAGCATGGAATCGAAAACTACGTGCCACAAATATGGGAGAAACCCGACGAGAATCCTGCCGCCCGTCGCCTGCAAGGAGAATCAAATGCGGGCCTGCTACGAAAAAATCCGTTTTTCGCCAAGAAACGTATTTACGAGAGCATGTTCGAGGGCGAGCAGGCGGGTCATACCTCGAAGGATTCGCGCTTGGGGTATCTCGTTTCCGCTTGGCATCAGGCTTTCGATGAGGGGTTGAACGCCAGGGCGTTTATCCACGAATTAACCAACATGGATGCTTCGGACGGCAGGCCGATGGCTATTACTTCTGGAACTGGCACTCCATTGCCCAAAGACCAGCGCCCCGCATCAGCATTTCTCGTCAATCCTAATGCGGTGGGTTACAAGGTGACGCAAACGGACCCCGTAACCGGGAAACCGATGAAAGACCCGGTAACAGGAGAAACGCTCAAGCAGTCCGTGGATGTTTCCGATTACAGCAACCGTGGAATAGACCATCCCGCGCTGCGCGAATGGAAGTGGGCTACATCCGACAACGAAGGCAATCCAATCTTCGTGCAAGGAGATTTGAAGCTGCACCCCGAAGCCTATGAGGACGTGAGAAGGTTCTTGGGAACTTCCGCTATTCGCCAATCCACTATCGGACGTGCGGTATTGCGTGGGGCGGGAGAGTTAAAAGGAACGATGTTGGGATTTTTCTCGCCCTTCCACCAAGTTCATCTTGGCGTCACAGCGGTATTTCACGGGGCTAGTCCTTTCCGTCCACCTGCTATTGACCTGGAAAATCCTCGTGTTCGGGCGCGCATTGAACATGGGCTGAAACTCTATGAAGGCAGCGCCATGACCGAATGGCAGGAGGGTTTGGCTGGCCCTGGTCTTATCAAGTACATCCCCAAAGTCGGGGAGTATGCTGAACGCTATACGGAATATCAGTTCGGGTTGGACGGCTACATTCCCAGGCTCAAGAATTACATGGCTGAGGTCTTTGAAGCCAGAAATAGGTCTAGGTATCCCGAACTATCCGAAGACGAAGTATTGAAGTTGACCGGAGACCAAGTAAATGCCACTTTCGGACATCAGAATTGGCGAGGCATGGCGGCGAACAAAACCTTTCAGGACAGTTTGCGCATCGCTGCACTAGCTCCTGATTTTCTCATCTCCCGTGCTCGGCAAGTGGGACAGGCGCTAAGACCCTACGGGAGAGAACAGTTTACGGCGCTGGCAATACGAGGAGCCGTGGGCATGTACATTGCCTCCAAAACCATAGAGGGCATTATCTCCCTGATTGACCCCGAAAAGAACGAAGTCCACTGGGACCGACCCTTTTCAGTGACCGTGGATAGCACGGAGTATTCGCTTCGTTCGGAAGTGGGTGATGTTTACCACATGCTGCGAGACCCGCGTGGATTTGTCTACTACCGCCTCAATCCCTTTATCGCAAAACCAGCAATCGAAGCCATTACAGGAAGAGACCGATTTGGCCGATTGCGCGACCCCTTGGAACAGTTGAAGGACTGGGCTACCTCTGCCGTTCCCATTGCTGGACAGGGATATTTCACCAAGCAAGATTATCCTCTTTATCAATCAATACTCCAGAGCCTTGGTATAACCACTTGGAGCGCGAGAACGGAAGCGGAAAAAACGGCCAGGGAAATAACTGCGGAGAAAAGCAAGGTTGAAGAGCCTCCAGTCACGAAAAAACGCATGGAGGCACGTAGCCAACTCAAAAAGGATTTTGAGGAAACCGGGGACTTCAATCCTATCCGGCAGGCTTGGCACGAAGGCAAGATAACCGTTAAGGATGCCCAGTGGATTACCAACCGGACGTTGAAGGGCGACCTGGAAAGCATGGTGGATAGTTTCACCGTGCCTGAATCATTGAAGGTTTGGAAAGACGCCACACAGGAAGAGAGGGTGGACTTGCAACCAGTAATCGTAATGAAGTGGTACCGCTGGCAGGAAAACGCTACGCCTGCGGAGCTACAGGCTTACCAATCCGATATGAATGAAGTGGCTGCCTGGAAACCAACAAGACCCTTGAAACAGGGCAAGCGCAGGTTTTCGCAAGGGTTTTCGATAGTGGGGAAATGACATGAAGATTGAAATCAAAACTATTCCACATGAGAAGCAACGCTACGAGACGGTAGGTGACTGGCAAATTCTTCCTGATGGCTCGCTCAAGATTGCAGTGAGCGAAATGGGCAACGACGACTATGCGTTTTTGGTGGCCATTCACGAAGCCATAGAAGTATGGCTCTGTAAGAAACGCGGTATCACCACGGAGCAGGTAGACACTTTCGACATCGTATTCGAGCAGAACCGAGCCGATGATGATGACTCTGAACCCGGAGACCATCCTGATGCCCCCTATCGCAAGGAGCACTTCTTTGCGACCAGTATCGAGCGCCTGCTGGCGGCGGAATTGGGCGTAGACTGGGAAACATACAGTTCTGTTGCGGAGTACGACAAGACCGTGACGGAGTTGTGATGGGAGAGTATTCGACAAAGAGCGTGGCGGTGGTGGACAATGGCTGCTTTTCTGAACTAGCCGCCACTCTATCTGAATCATTTGGAAAGGTTTACTACAATTCTCCCTGGGTTGCGGATTATGTCACTTCCTACCACACCGAACTGGGAGAAGGCTTCCCCGACTTCGAGCGTGTCAACGACATTTGGGAAATCATAGACGACGTGGACTTGTTCATCTTCCCAGAACTTCATCAGGGGCCATTACAGGAATATCTTGCGCGGCAGGGGAAGCGGGTTTGGGGATCGCGCAATGGGGACGAATTGGAACTCTATCGCAAAGAGGCCAAAGAGCATTTCAAGGAGTTGGGCATCCCCCAAGCGCCCTATGAAGTGGTCAAGGGTATGGATGCGCTCCGCAAATACATCAAGAGCCGTGGCAAAGATAAGCTGTGGATTAAGATTAGCCGCACGCGGGGCGATACGGAGACCTTCTCAGTAGAGGGCTACGACTTGGCGAAAAACCATCTGGACGAACTGGAAGCGGGATGGGGGCCAGTCGCGGAGTACCGGGAGTTCATCGTGGAGGATAACCTTCCCGATACCTTCGATTTGGCAATTGACACCTACTGCATTGACGGAAAATATCCTTCTAAGTCCTTGCTGGGAAACGAGCAGAAAGATGAAGGCTACATCGGCGTGGTCAAGGAATGGAACCAGATGCCCCCCAAGATGGTGGACATCTACGACAAACTTAGTCCGTCCTTAAAAAGCTACGAGTACCGCAACTTCTTTGCCTTGGAATCGCGCACAGGGAAGGACGAGATATGGCTGGGAGACCCGTGTATGAGAGTAGGTTCCCCCATCTTTGAACTTGAGTTGAACATGCTCAAGAACCTTCCAGACATCCTCTGGCAAGGTGCGGAAGGAACGCTGGTCGAGCCGGAATATAAAGGGAAGTACGGATTTGAAGTTTTGGTGCAAAGCCCGTGGGTTGACGACCATCCGTTGCTTGTGGAGTTTCCCGACAAGTTTCGGGAACAAATCAAGTTCCGCTATGCTACACAATTCCCAGATGGTTTGTGGATCATGCCGCAAAATGCCGGTCCCATCTTCGGGGCCATCGTAGCCTACGGAGACAGCCTAGAGGAATGTTTCGCGGAAGTCGAAGAAATCAGCGCGGAACTCAAGGGCTATAAAGTGCAGACGTTCAGCGGAGCGGTCCCAGAGTTGCAGAAAAATCTAGACAAGCTGGAGGAATGGGGCATCTCATTTTAGCCATGAACTCCCTTCCAAATAACGCGCCGTTTGATTGCAGAAATCAAGACCCCGGATACCCCGTAGTCATTTGCTATCACTTGATGAACTCGTGTATCGGAAAGGATTTCTACAACCTGAGAAGCACACAATTTGTTTCCCTTGCGGCACTTCCTCGCAGCATCTTTCATATTATCGTCCTGTGTACCCAAAAAAAGATGTGCAGGGTTACAACATCGTGGAGTGTCGCATTTATGAAGGACGCAAAGATTTTGGGGAATAGGACCAACAAACTCCTCGTATGCGACGCGGTGGGCTGCAAGGTCGTGTCCGTTATGTCCCAAATGTCCGTAACCCTTACTGTCCAAGCATGCAGTCCAAAGCCAACATCCTGTTTTGGAGTCTGGAATGGTGCGATTAAAAATTCTTTCTTTCAGTGGCGTAGATGGCGGGAACAAGCGGTAAGATGGGTTTTGCGGCTGGAGTTGTTTCGGCATCGGTCCTCCCTACAAGGACTTGTGCTACCAGCCGCATTGTAACATGATAAGGGGAAGGACGGGATGAAAATGCGAAAAGCTATCTGGTTGGCGATTCTGGTCTTTGCTTGCCTTCCGGGAATCTCCCGTGCCACGGTGCAGGATACGACTTTCACCGTCACATTTAACTGTACTGGAACTACTGGTCCCTATTCCTTTGTGTTCCCTATCAGCGACCCCACTGCCTTGACGGTCACACAGTCTGGTACGGTCCTAGCCTCGACAGCCTACACCGTCGCGCCCGTAAACAACAATTATGCGAATGGCGGAAGCGTCACTTTGATTACCGCATGTCCGGCAAGTGGCACGCTGGTTTTGAGTCGAAACACGCCGCTTACCCAGAACAGCGTTTTCACCGACAACATGCCGATACCTTATAAGACCTTTGAGCGGGGGCTGGACAAGCTGACCGAAATTGACCAGGAAATTGACGCGGAAGTATCGTCTATCACCACAAATGGAGCCTGCTTTCCTGCCTCGACTTGCCAGCTTGCTGGAACGATTCCAACCACTCCCGTTGGTTTTAGTACCTCTCCTAGCTTCAATGCCACGCTAGACACCAGCTATTCCATGACAATGACGGGCAACGTGACCTCTTCCACCATCACGGGCAAGCCGCTGAACGGGAACCTGCTGTCTCTCACTCTCACGCAGAACTCCACGGGCGGCTATACGTTTGCCTTCCCCTCGAACTTTGTGTTCACGCCGACGTTCGTCTTCCAGACCGCTGCGAACGCTATCAACGAGCTGACCTTCAAGTACGACGGGACGAACTGGCATCTTATCTCGAACGGCGGCGGCTCGGGAGGTAGCACGCTTCCTGGCGGCAATTCAGGCGACGTGCAGAAGAACTCCGGCTCGAACACGTTCATCGCATCGGGAATCAATGACACTGGAGCGGTCATCAACCACAAAGAAGATGTGGAGTTTATCGGGCCAAATCCCTATGTGGACGTTCGCAGTTATGGCGCACGGCCTGTCTATTACGCCACGTTGCCCAGCGGCACAGTGACGATGAGTGCTAGTTCTACCACAGCAACTCTTTCATCTGCGAGCGCATGGCAGAACGGCGATGGCATCACGATTCTAGGCGCTGGACCGACACCAACGATGTCCACTCCCAATGCTCCTGCTGCTACAGCGAGCATAGCGGCCCAAGGAACGGGGACAGGACTTGTCGTTAATGCCCCTAATGGCTCAACGACTTATCAGTACCAAATCGTAGGACGTGACATTCATGGAGGCATGACCGCAGCAAGCCCGGTGGTAACTATCACTAACGGTGCAGCGACTTTAGGTTCTGTGCAGGTCAATCTCACTTCCTGTTCCCGCGCAACCAACGTAGTGACCTGCACAACCAGCACAGCGCATGGATTATCTGTGGGTGCGATGGTCTACATCATCGGAACAAGCGATGACTTGGATTTCGGTGGCTGGCCCATCATCAACACCGTTCCTGACACTTCGCACTTCACGTATCTGTCAAACATAGACGCACGCGGCTACAACAACGGGCAGGGCGTGTCAGCCACAGGCGGAACTGTGCGGTGGTTCAACTGCAATCACCTTCAGGTTGCCTCGCCGGGGGCGGGTGTGTGGCAGTATTACATCTACGGTCGCACCAGCGGCAGCATGACACTGCTTGGCGCAACCGCTCCTACGAACTCTACTTGGGTTGGAAGTCCCCTTTACCTGACATGGGATGACTTTGGCAGCACCATGAGCATGCCTCCCACGTTGCCCTCCTATATTCCCAACACGCCACAATCCAGCGCCTCAAACGATAATCTTACGACCACGATTGTTAGCGGTGCGGGCACAACCACGCTTACCTTAGCAAACGCCTCCAGCAATGCGGTTTCTGGTGCCACGGCTCTCTTTGATGACGGTCCCGGCTTGGTTGCTGCCGCCACCGCCTCCCATTCTACAGGCGGTATGGTTTATATCCCTGCGGCATCCCAAGGTCTATATTATCCCATCAATTCATATACTAAGTTACCCTATCTCACGGGAGTGTCTCAGGCGGGCGTATTGAGCCTTAATGAAACCTTGGACATCAACGGTGCCCAATGGTACGGGAACTTAACGGTGAGTTCGACCACTTTCACGCAGCAAGGATTTCAAGGTTATTCTTCAGTTCAAGTAGTTACCGCCTACCCTGGTCTTTATAGCTCGAACTTAGTGTTTGTCAGTGGCATTTACACCTACGGGGCCAATCCTAATGGCTTAATCTGGGTCATAGACAACGATAGCAACATTCCTGGTAGTACTTTTGAAAATGATTCGATTATAACCGCACTTTCTGGAAACGATTATTTGGGCATAGGAATGATTGTGAGGGGAGGCAGTGACCATTTTTTCCGTAAGATAGCGATGGGTTCAAATCAGTTAGGTGGAGGCGCTCATGCCACGCCAGTACTGTTCCTTTATTCTGGCCAAGTAACCATGCAAGATTTGTACTTGAACTATCGTTCTATCCAAAGTTATGGTGCAGGGGTATGGATTAAAGGAGCGTATCGTTCGCAGGGGGCATCTCCTTTTCTTGCATTCGCACCGTCCACTCCTGGGGTAGTGGTAGAGATTGACAACTTAACACAAGACACGGATGCCGACCCTGTTATAGCTCAATGGGGGGGAGGTTATTCTGCTACGGCAATCTTGAACAACACCTGTTGTCCTTCTGGACCGCCTTTGGTTAGCGGGCTGCCGCTTCTTGACACAATTGTGAGTGGGGAGGGAGGAAATTATGCACCAAACTTGAATGCTATCACGACGCAAAGTGGCGTAATCGCGGCTCCTAATTATACTCAAGGACAGACAGGTGCTGGAGCCACAGTAACTTCGTACAGTCAACCGCTAATCTTTAATGGTAATCCAGGTTTCAACATCATTTGGCCGCTGAACGCACCAACCAACATTTCGGTAATAGGTCCAACCTCTGGTGGTGGTCTCGGAGTTGGGACTATCAACTACACCGTTGCGGCTATCGGTTTTGATGGCGGTATATCCGCCGCTGCCGGGTACTCCTCGGCATATAATTGCACCACAACATCGGGAAACCAGACTTGCACTATTTCGTGGACTGCTGTTCCTGGTGCAACTGCTTATAGAGTATATCGTTGTAACCCTGGAGGCTTTGGCAATGGTTGCGGTGGTCTTCCTTCCACGGCAAGTACGACCTATGTGGATACAGGAGGGAGCGGCGGTGGAAACCTTACCAACATCCCTGGCAGTGGCATCATCTCCATCGGCTACGACTCCAACCAACGTCCGATGATTTCCACGCCGGAACTGATTGTGCCCGCGACTACGGTTCCCACGGGAGTTTCCGGGGCAACCTATCACTATACCGACCCAACTGCCAACTGGCCGGCGTTCAAGGCAAATGGTGCAACGGCTCTGGTCGCAGGTTTCAGTGGCATATGGTCGCAAGGACAATGCGCGGTTGCCAGCAGCACGACGAACGTATTCAATCTTGGAACCTGCGGAACGGGAGGTAGTGGAAATACCACCTCTACATCACTGACAACGAACGTCGTGCCGAAAGCCAACGGCGCGAACTCCATCGTAAATTCCAGCATCACGGACAATGGTAGTGCAGTTTCTACAACCGAGGGATTCACTGCTGCGACGGTTACAGCCACCAGTCTCACGACAGGAAATTGTGTTCAGGCAAGCACATCGGGACTGCTGACCACTGTCTCCGGTCCATGCGGTACGAGCAGCGGAACGATCACAGCAACCGGGAGTCCCGTTGCCAGTGAGTTGGCAATGTTCTCTGGAGCAACCTCCATCACCAACAGCAACTTGTCAGGTGACGTGACCACTTCAAATACCTTGGCTACCACCGTTGGCAAGTTGGAGAACATCGCCCTTCCTACGTTGGCTGCCAACACAGGATTCCTATACGATGCTTCTGGTACGCTATCGCTAAGTGCCAGTGCCTCGAACTTGACGGCGGGAACTCTTCCCGTTGCTCAGTTGCCAACCATTCCCAACGCTAGTTTGGCTAATGCGGCAACCACGGTAAACTCGCAAACCTGCACCCTCGGCTCAACCTGCACAATTCCTTTCCAGACCGTTGGTGTCAATAACACATCGCAGGCAGGCCTCAACCTTGTCGCCTCTAGCGTGAACTCCGTGGGTTTGACGGCCACACCTATTAACACAGGAACGAACGTAGACGAGATTCGCATTACGGGATCATCCTACACGGGAAATGCTGCTACGGCCACGGCGCTGGCGGCCAATCCCACGACCTGTTCTGCGGGACAAGCACCACTTGGTATCGTCGCAAGTGGTAACGCAACGGGCTGCTTCACGCCTTCTGGCGTGCTGCTCCAGACTAACACCAGCAGCAACGCTTCGCAGACCACATTGAATTTCCTTACCAGCACAACCAACACGGACGGACTTACAGTTACGCCCTCGAACTCTACTAGCACCGAGAAATTCGAGGTTACGGGAACCTGTAACACCACAGCGGGATGCACGGGTGTGTCCGCCCCGACCGCGCATACCATTCCAGTTGCAGAGGGTTTAAGCCCTATGACATTCATCTACCCGAATGCAGCAGGTGGATACGTCTTAACTTCAAACGGAATAGGAGCAGACCCTTCATTTCAAGCCGTTCCAGGCAACAATATGTCCGGGGGCACGCAATACGGCATGGCCTATGCTGCGGGTGCAACCACCATCACAAGCAATGCGCCGCCTACGACGAAAGGACTGTGGTATCCCGTCTGGAACCTTTCTAGCGACGCAGCCGCAGCACCCACGAATTCTCTCGCGGGCATCGTGGACGTGGGCATTAGCGGCTCAACCAGCACCTACACTGTGGCTTACTCAAACTCATTGCAAATCGTGGAGCACGACTCTGCGGCAACCCATCTCGTTACCGTGACCATTCCCACGCCAACAACACTGGAGAACACGCAGTTTGGCTTCTCCTACGTGAACCACACATCCTCTTATACGGACGTGCTCAGCCCGACGACATGGACCATAAACGGCAGTGCCACGCTCAACGTCGCTCCCCTGTCGCAATGCCGCGTCAGCGTGGACCCGGTGAACTCAAATAATTGGCTGGCGGATTGTTCTCCTTCCACGGCCTTCGTCGGTGTGACCAGCATCGCTACGACTTCGCCAATCAGCGGTGGCACGATCACTTCGACCGGAACTATCTCCTGCCCGACCTGTGCGATTGGTCCTGGAGCCTCGGTGACAAGCGGAAATGTGGCCTCGTTCAACGGAACGGGCGGGTTGATTATCCAAGACTCTGACATAGCGGCGGCAAACCTTGTGACTGCGGCCTCGAACTACAGCGGAAATCTTGTTACGGGGACCAACGGGGCCAAGACAACCTCCGATAGCGGCATCGCTCCGGCAACGGTCGTAACCTGCGCTTCGGCTGGAACGAGCGGCGACCTGATTCAATTTGCCGGAGCCAACCGGACCTGCTCCGACTCTAGCATTGCAACTTCCAACGTCGCGCAAATCAACATCGCCAACAACTTCAGCGCGAATGCAGCCTCCAGCGCCCCAACGATTAAGTTCACCGGCACAACCTTCTCTGGGAACGGCACGACTTCCACGCCACTGTTCCTCCTAGAGTCGGGCAGCGCGGTGAGTTCGTGGAGCACAGCGGGAACGTATCAGGGCTTCAACGCTGCCAGCGGGTTCACGGGCAATTTCTTTGATGCTCACCTGAATGGTGGAGCATCCCTTTTCAGTGTGAACTATCAGGGCAATTTGATAGCAGCGGGGACAGTGAATGGTGTAACGATGACCAACGTGGTTCTTGCTTCCTCTCCCGGCGCGGGCGTCGCCCACTTCGCCGGGTCTACGCAGACAGTAACGAGTAGTTTGGTCGCTCTGACCGATATGGCCACGCAAGCAGCCGATACCGTCTTGATGAATGCTACCGGGGGTTCTGCTGCTCCAACCGCAGTGGCTATGCCGACAACTGGAACCAATGGTTGTGCGGGAACTACCGACAACTTAATTTATAACACCTCGACGCACTCTCTTGGATGCCATCAGATCACAGGCGGCGGAGGGTCGCTCACTAGCAGCGGCTTGACGGCCTACTATCTTTACGGCCTATCTGGTTCCACATTGACTGCTGCTGAAGCAAGTAGCAGTTCTACGGTCATGCCGGGTATTTGTGTGGCTTCATCCTCAACTGTTTGCGTCTATAGCGGGGTAGTCACGAACGGCTCTTGGACGTGGACGGCAGACGGGGTGATTTACGCCTCGGACGGCCCAGTGGGAACGATGACTCAGACCGCGCCTTCTACCAGCGGACATTTCGTGCAGCGCGTGGGCATTGCTACGTCAACTACTTCGATGCTGGTCATGCCTTCGCTGGACGTGGTGACGATACAATGAAAAGATTCTTCATCCTGATCGCGCTGTTGCTCTGTACCTCCCAGGCGCGAGCTACGCTCTCGATCATTCAAAACACGAAGATTGCCGCCGTGACGTGCGGCACTACGACGGGAACCGCGTGTACGCTCACCGTGCCCTCGTCGCAATCGGGCGGCAATTCAATGTTCGTGCTGCTGGCGTTTAACAGCGCGGAAAATGCTAACTATATTTCAACTACGAAAGTACCGACCTGTTCGGGCTGCGGAACATGGGTGGTTCCTACCACGGGTTGCGAGGGAACTTACACTTACGGTGCGATTAGCTGCGCGTATCTTTTAGCTAGCCCGTCTACTTCCATAAGCTCCGTTGTAGTGGTTTGTAACAGCTCAGGGACCTATTACTTTTACTGGTTCGAGATTGCTTTCACGAAGTCTCAGGTTCTTCTCGACGGCAATCCGGCAAGCAGCATCGGCACTTCAGGTACGAGCATCGCGATGCAGAGCTTGACCACGACAGGGACGAGCGAGGTCATTATCGAGGCTATCGAGACAGCGTGTTGCACCGTGACATACAGCGCTCCAAGCCCATATAACACGTACTTTCTACAAGGGGCTAACACCTACGGTGCGGCGACGGCCGCCATCACCACGTCAACAAGCTATAGCTGGGGCGTCTCTCCAGCGCATACTAGCGACCTGTTGGGAATTGCTTTCTACGAAAGTAATCCTACTTGCGGCACGCCCGTTTTTGGGACCATCCCGAAGATGTACGACGCCAGCCTTCCGCAGACGACGACCATCACGAGCGGCTGTACCTATGATTGCTATGCGTTCAATGGCGCTCCAGCTTCGGCCAGTCCGCCAGCGTGCTCTGCTGGAACGCGAATCAGTGACGGCGGAACGGTTACCCTTCCCGTGGGAACGAATACTTTAGAAGCGCTCGGTACGGACACCAACTACAATCCTAGTCCCGTGCAGACGGGTTCTTACAACATTCAACGCACTGCATCGGCGTTCAACGGAATTACCGTTGGAAACGTTTCGGGTAACGTTAATGCGATAAACGGCAACCCGCTTGGGAATGCGATTCCCGGCTCGGGAACATCCGGCGCGTGGGACTCTCTTGCGACCCCGCTCCCGTTCGTGGCGAGTATGTTCCTCGATTCCCATGCTGGGACGAACGGAGTCGCGCCGACATACATCACGCTTGGAAATTCGGCTTATTGGGCTTCCGGTGAAGGGTCTCACGCGACGTGGACAACTGCTTCTCCGGGGGCTGGTACGATCTATAGTAATGTGCCCCCCGTTGGAAACTTACTGCAACCCGTGTACGTTGCAGGCACGGTTTACAACGCGACTGGAACTTTGGGATTACTGTGCAACACTTCGGCCAGTGTTCCTGCGTCTACCTATTGCGCGATACCGTATGTTAGCGTTAATAACGCTGGGCCATCGACCTCGCTCGGCTTTTGGGTTTTGCCAAATTGTCCCGCGAATCAGGCCGTTGATTGCGGGGCGCAGAGCGGACTGTGGAGCAGCTCTGGCGGCGATGTGGTCGTTCATTTCAATCCGGGTCCGGGCGGTAATAATCCGTGCAACTATAATGGCATCATGTTTGAGATGTCCGGTGGGAATGAAGCTACATCGTGTTTTTCCTACACGAACAATGTTTTGTATCGCATCAACCTACAAGCAAATCAGTCTTCAGGAACGGTCACGGCGACCTTTAGCAACGGTTCCGCTGTTATCTCCGCTACGCAAAGTTTTGGCGTGAATGAAGCTGTTCAACTTTCGACCACAGGAACCTTGCCCACTAACTTCGCCACGTCCACCACGTATTACGTTCTCTCTACAGGGCTATCAGGGAGCGCCTTCGAGCTTGCGGCATCTCAAGGCGGAACGGCGATTGTTGCCGGAAGCGCGGGGACTGGAGCGCAGACCGTTACGGTAATTGGTCAGCTAACGGTGTGCAACGCAAACGGCACGCTTCTCGGAAATACGACAGGAACAGCGGCCACCAGTGGTGTCGTATTTGATAAGGTGATCTTTATGATCGTAGGTGAAGGGCCGGAGGTTGCTGGTGACAGTTTTTGGTATGGTGGCTATGTGTTGGACTTGACGGGTAAATTCTCCGCGACGAGCTGCATCCTATGAAACTACGATGGTTCATTCTCGCTTTGCTTTTGCTTCCGTTGCGTGCTTCGGCGCAAGGCACTTACACGGCTAATTCCTGCAACTATTCGGACGTGAACGCGGTCATCAACGGCCCGACGCACAAGGCGGTCAACGGAGACACCATCAACATCCCTGCAGGTAATTGTACGTGGACTTCTGGCATCACCGTGCCGACAGGAATCGGAATCTCC